GCAGCACGTCAGACCACGGCGTACAATTGCTTTGTGTCTGGCATTATCGACGACAGCATGGACAGCATCATGCAGCGAGCCACAGAAGCTGCTGAAACAATGCGGCGTGGTGGTGGTATCGGATACGATTTCAGTCGTCTGCGTCCACGAGGTGACCGTATTAAATCGCTTGAAAGTCAGGCATCAGGTGCTGTCTCCTTCATGCAGATATTTGATGCTGTCTGCCAGACCATCGCAAGTAGTGGGGCAAGACGTGGCGCACAAATGGGCGTACTCAGAATTGACCACCCCGATATTGAACAGTTCATCACAACTAAAAATGATGGCACATCTCTGTCAGGCTTCAATATCTCAGTCGGTGTGACCGATGAGTTCATGGAATGCCTCGAACAAAAGAAGCCATTCCAACTTCGGTTTGATGGTGTAGTCCACCGCGAGGTAGACCCTGTTGCCCTTTGGGATATGATTATGCGGTCCACTTGGGATTGGGCCGAACCAGGAGTTTTGTTCATCGATACCATCAATAAGATGAACAACCTCTACTATTGCGAGACTATCGAAGCGACCAATCCGTGTGGTGAGCAGCCCCTACCGCCATATGGTGCTTGTCTGCTTGGCTCATTCAACCTCGTTAAGTACGTCGAAGATGGTGTCTTCAACCAAGGTCTGTACGAAGAAGACATCGCTACTGTGGTTAGAGCCATGGATAACGTGATTGACCGTACCATCTACCCTCTTCACGCGCAGGAACTTGAGGCGAAGAACAAACGCCGCATGGGCTTGGGCATCACTGGCTTAGCGAATGCTGCTGAGATGTGTGGTAAATCCTATGCGTCACCTGAGTTCATGGAGTTTGCTGAGAATATACTGGCTACACTGCGCGACCACACATACTTCGCCAGTTCTACGCTTGCCGCTGAGAAAGGTTCATTCCCCCTCTACAACGCTGACAAGTTCTTAAAGAGCAAGTTTGTGCAGACGCTGCCTGAGTGGGTTCAAGAAAAGATACGGGTGAATGGGATACGCAATTCGCACCTCACATCAATTGCACCGACAGGCACAATCAGCCTCACCGCCGATAATGTCAGCAGTGGTATTGAGCCACCCTTCTCACTTTTCTACGACCGAACCATCCAACAGTTTGATGGCATCCAAGTGGAACGGGTTGAAGACTATGCGTACCGCCAAGGCGTCCATGGTCGAACAGCCAATGCGATTAGCGCCCAAGACCATTTGGCAGTTCTGGCGTTGTCCTCAAAGTACGTGGACAGTGCTGTCTCCAAGACCTGCAATGTGGGTGACGGTGTCACTTATGACGAGTTCAAAAGCCTCTACTTCGATGCGTGGAAAGTAGGTTGCAAAGGTATAACTACCTTTCGTTCCGCAGGTAAAAGATACGGAATTTTGAACGAGGTCAAAACTGAAGATAAGCCCAGCGCAGAGGCTTGTTATATTGACCCTAATACTGGGCAGAAAAGCTGTGAGTGATTAATTGTCTTCAGGATAAAACATTGCGCATGCAATGTTAGTCGAAATAATGATGTGCCGCTCTGTTTTGGTTAGGTAATACCTCTCGCCAAACTTATCGACTAATTTGTTCAGCTCTTTGTATTGGCCTTGTATGAACTCTGAGAAGTCACTTTTATCCAGATGTATCCTATTTAAAATATCCCTGTAGATTAACCCATGTGCTTCTTTAGCCGAAAACCCTGTGCCCTCGTAACTTTTACTGAATAGTTCCAAGGATACCTCGGGCGGCACACCGATTAAAATGTCTTTGGCGAGGTTTTTTATAGCCGTTACTTTGCAGCTTTTTCTCCACTCTCGTGGGTTATCTTCGAAATACTGAGAAATACTATTATCATAGGTAAAACGTATCCTGTTTGGATTTTCCCTATCGAGGTGGTGCGCATTTACTTGCACAACGCCAGACAGAACAAAAACAACACTCAATAAAACCTGTCTCATAAGCATCCCTAATCCCACAACTCAAACGATAGACTTGTCCTTTAATTAGGGCAAGTTTTGTTTGTTGCACTAAAGAGGATAACAAATGTTTCCATTAATTACCAATGAACTAATCGAAGAACTTAAAGTTCGCTTCCCACACAAAAGCCCAAGTAAGAGTGAAGAATACTCACAACTTATGTGGCGTGGAGGACAGCGGTCAGTTGTCGATTTCTTAATCCAAATCCACGAGGACCAAATGGCCTCCCAACTAGGAGAATAGCTGATGTGTTTTTCATCACCCAGCCCACCACCCGCTGCGCAAGCCATTGCACCAGCGCCACCACCCGCAGCCCCACCAGCGGTGAACCCAGTCATGACCAACATGTATGACCCAAGTTCACCTGAGAGCGGGAATGCTGCTGAGAAAGGTGCAGTCGCTGGTAAAGCCGCTGGCACGTCTCAACTCAAAGTAGACTTAGACCCGTCCCTATCGAACACCGATAAAGGTACTGGGCTACAGATAAATAAGTGAGAATATAGATGAGCATGGGAACCGCAGAAGCGCGTTATCATCAGCTAGAGCAAACACGGCAATCCTATCTGGATAGAGCCAGAGATTGCTCTGAGCTAACCATTCCCTCCCTAATCCCACAAGATAACCATAATGAGACAAGTGACCTATACACTCCGTTTCAAGGTATCGGTGCGAGGGGGGTAAATAACCTAGCCTCGAAGCTGTCTCTTGCTCTTATGCCGCCCAACTCTCCCTTCTTTCGCTTTATGGTTGAGCCATACACTCTCAAAGATTTGGCGCAGGATGAAGCTGCTCGTACCCAGATTGAACAACAACTGGGTGAATATGAACGAGCCGTGATGTCAGAGATTGAAACCTCTGGTGACAGAGTTGCGATGCATGAGGCACTTAAACACTTAATCATAGGTGGCAACGTGCTTTTGCAAGTTGGTCCTGAGAAGACCAGAGTAATCCACTTAGACAGCTATGTTGTCTCTCGCTCACCTAATGGTGAAGTCTTAGAAATAGTTGTGGTCGAGCATGTCTCACCCAATGCATTAGACAAAGCTACCGCTGCTAATATCTCTGGAAAACTTGAAGGCGATGAAAAGACGGTTGAGGTCTATACCCACGTCGAACGCAAGAACGAGTTCTTTACAGTCTATCAAGAATGCAAAGGCACAATGGTTTCGGGAACTAAAGGCAAATACAAGAAAGCCAATGTCCCCTTCCTCCCCCTACGCTTCTCTCGCATCGATGGTGAAGATTATGGTCGTGGCTTCGTAGAAGAACTCTTAGGCGACCTACGGTCCTTAGAGGCTCTCTCACAAGCTATCGTAGAGGGTGCTGCGGCTGCGGCTAAGGTTCTCTTCCTAGTGAACCCAAACGGTACCACACGCATGCGTACCATCGCCCAAGCAGAGAACACAGCAATCATAGAGGGGAACCGCAACGATGTATCAGTCCTTCAGATGGATAAATTCAACGACTTTAAAGTTGCCTACCAAGCAATGCAGACAATCGAAGAACGGCTTTCACAACAGTTTATGCTTCAGTCGTCTGTCCAGCGGAACGGAGAGCGTGTCACAGCTGAAGAAATCCGATACCTCGCAGGAGAACTAGAGGATACCCTGAGTGGTATTTACTCAATCCTGTCTCAGGAGTTTCAGCTGCCTTACGTAAACCGTAAGATTGATGTCCTGACTAAAGCTAAGAAGCTACCAAAACTTCCAGACAACGTAGTTAAACCTACCATTGTGACTGGAATGGAAGCACTCGGACGCGGCCACGACCTTCGTAAATTGGATATGTTTATCCAAGGTATGACACAGGCATTGGGGCCACAGGTTCTACAGCAGTATGTGAACCTACAGGATTATATCAAAAGGAGAGCAACAGCACTCGGTATCGAAACCGAAGGCTTGATTAAAACTCCAGAACAAATCGCCCAAGAACAGCAACAAGCAATGCAAGCGCAGATGATGCAGCAAGCAGGGCCAAGTGCAATTCAAGAAGGCGTTAAAGCATTAGGAAATTCGTATGTCGAAAATCAAAGACAGCAAGGAAGTAGCGAAGGATAATCCTTCACAGGCTCCTGCTAAACAGCCATTGGCTGCGCCTACCATCATTAAGAAGTCCACTCGCATTCGGGAAGATTTCTAAACATGGCAGACAGCATAACCATCACGGAAGAAGAAACTGGCCCTGACGCACCAAGCGTGGAGGATAACCAAGCTGCACGTCCAGACTGGTTACCAGAAAAGTTCAATTCACCAGAAGACTTAGCAAAGTCATATACGGAACTAGAAAAGAAACTCTCTGCTCCAAAGGATGAAACCAGTAATAATGACGCGACAACTGATGACGTACCGACTGAGAATAAAGAAAACGCAACTCCAACATTTGATAAGTTCGCTGACGAATATGCGACTGGTGGTGCGTTGTCGGACGACAGTTTCACTGAGTTGGAACAAATGGGTTATCCAAAGACTATGGTGGAAACCTACCTCAAAGGCATGCAGTCGGGCCAAGAAGCTGACTCTGAGACTGTTATGGCAGCGGCTGGTGGCTCGGATGGGTATCAAGACCTAACCGACTGGGCGCGTGAAAACATGCCCTCCACTGAACTGGAGGTTTATAACCAAATGGTCTCCAACGGCACCGACAATGCGAAGATGGCTGTCGAATGGCTGATGTCTAAGAGGGAAGCCGCAGGTGACACTGAGCCAAACCTACTCTCAGGTAAGGCTCAAGCAGCATCGAAGGACGAGTTCCGCAGTACAGCGCAAGTTGTGGCTGCAATGAAAGACCCACGATATGGCAAAGACACTGCTTACACAAAAGATGTGGAAGAGAAACTTGGCCGTTCAAGCGTATTTTAAAAGGATATTAGGATGCCAAAAGGTAAAGGGACTTACGGTAAAAAAGTAGGTCGTCCAACAAAGAAAAAGTAAACAATCTGGCGGGGGTTAA